TCACCATTACTTTTTGGAACAAACACAGGTGTTGGAGAAATGACATATCGTCGTGGACCAAACGTAATCAATCCAAAAGGACAAGGTACAAACATTGACGTTGTTAAAACATCAGGAAATGTACAACAGTCAATTATCTTTGCAGATAAACAAAAACAAGTTATCTCAGAGAACACAGGTATCAACGATATCCTAGCTGGACAAGCCGGAGAAGGAACATTGGGTGCAACTGTTATTCTTAAAGAAGCAGCACTTAACCGACTTACTATTCCTCGAAACAATGTAGTATCATGTCTTGAACTAGATGCTTATATTACAGTTTCATGGATTAAACAAACATATTCAGTTGAGAAAATAATGAAGTTTAGTACTTCTGAAGAACTAAATCAATTCATTCAAAACAACCCAAGTTACTTCGTAGAAGAAGTTGAACGAGAATATGAACAATCTTCAGGTGAAGATAAAACAGAAACAGAAACAGAAGATGGAGAAGGATTTGCTGACGTAATGCCAGACCAAAAAACAACATCTATCACGGTATCTGTTTCTAAGAAAGTTCCATTAGGATTTGATTTGAAAATGAATCTTGAAAATCCTGAACTAGATGAAATTGAAGAACTATCAGATAAGTACAATATGCCTTCTGCTAAGTTGATGAAACTTCTAGAAGAACGTGGACACGTTTCTGACTCACTTACAATCGTTGTTGATGGTTCATCAATGTTACTTCCTTCAGAGGAAATTAACAAACAGCGAATGAATGAAATCTTTACAATCATTAACCCAATTGTTATGCAGGCTATTCAAATGAAAGACCAGATGCCAGATATGGCTCGTGCTCTCATTAAATCAGCTGAACGTATTCTTGAGGTTAATAAAGAATCTATTTATGATTGGGTTCCTAAAGACATTGTTGATATGATTCAAAAAGCGGTTGCACAACCACAACCATCAGTAGCTGATATTGCACAGAGTGCAGCACCGGGTACAGCAGAGCAAGGAACTGGAGGTCCTATGGGTTTAACAGGTAAACCACCAACACCAAACCAGATTCCTAACCCAATTGGAGATATGACACAACAATTCAAAAGTGGATTTAACAAAGAAATTGTAAACCCACTTAAAGGTGCTATGAACGCATCAGTTGGACGAGCAGCTAAACCATTTGGAAATAAATAACATCAAACACTATGACTAAAAAACAAACGAGCAAAGTATCTGCAAAGAAAGAAGCAAATGATGCAATTAAGAATTTATCAAAAGGTAAAATAGAATCTATAAACAATTCTATTATCTCTGGTAATCGTTCTGAGGTTGCAGACTTTGTAATGCGATTTGCAGCATCTAAAGATTTTAAAAACATGATTGGTCTCCTAGCATCTATCCAAGATAACTCACAGTTCTTACGGAAAGATACAGAGTGGGAGACTCTTTATGGTGTAGGAGTAATTGATGGACAAAGATTGTTAATGCAATCATTTGTAGAAATATGCACACGCGCACTAGAGGGTGATAGAGAGTTCGTCGACAACAGAATCAATCCAATTATTATTAAGTAATTAAATAACACTATGAAAAAAAGAATGGGGCAGATAGCCAAAAGACCAGACTACACAGTTGTTGTAAGATACTCAGATAATGCGATAAAGAATAACTTAATTAAGTTTATATCTAAAAGGGGTGATTCATTTGAGGTTCAACTTGGAGACATGATAAATCTACTCTCTAAATTTGTTTCACAAGAAACATTAGCCCCAACACTTATGGATAATAAGGTTATAAACATGATTAAGGTTCAGCGAGCACTACAGTTTATTCCAAACAAAGATATTAAAGCGGGAGAACTTGTAAATATTCCATTCGAGCATATGATGCCAGTAGAATATGCTATCGCAGAAGAAGCATTGGGTGTTTCAACTATACCAGATAAAATTAAAACAATAAACAGTAAGGCACTACACCAAGCTGCTAAACGTGTTGATGATGGAGTGAAAGAATTTTCACAAGCTACTTACGAATCAATGATTCGAAAATATAGAGAGGAAAACAAGACAGAAGATGACAATCAGGTAGAAACTTAGAATCAGCCTGATTGTAATTATTAACATAGTATCCCATCACTGCTGGGCAACGCAGTGTAACATTGTCCTATGGCAAAAACAACAACAACAAAACAGAATAAAACAGATGAAGAGTTATTGAAAGAAATTGATGCGGCAGCTAGTGTCGGCGTTGATACAGTTAAAGAAGACGATAAAGTATCTACAATTAGTAAAGACTCTCTAGACGAAGCAAATCGAAAACTATACGAATCTTATGGATTGATTACTTCTATTCCTGAGAAAAGAGTTGAGGTTTCAGAATCTAAAGCTCACTTCCTAAATGGTGTCGTACCTGCAGGTTTCCATAAAACATATGGAGAAGAAATTACTGACGTTACAGAAGGTCAGGTTGCAGAAATCGTTGAAACATTTGACTCAATATTCAACAAAGAAGATGGTTTCCGATTGTTCTTCAATTACATCGGTAATAACATTCTAACAGTATTACTACCATTGAAGTGGTCACAAAATGACCCAAGTGCAGATGCTCTCTACTTGCAAATCATGAAATGTGATGCTCGTTCTAAGGTTTTACGACCTGGAAACTACAAGCAACAGGTTGAACAATTTGCGAAAAGATTAGCAAAACGACTTAACTATCAAAAAGGTCGGTAGTAAACACTTGACATTCTTGTCAAATGTGTTATAATATTATTAACCATAAATCGCTCATCAGCGTAACAGATGTATTATGGAACAAGAAAACAACCAAGACAATTTCTCTTTTGATGAATTTCTGATTTCAGATGATTCTAAAAAGGAATTTGGGGTCACAGAAACAGTGGAGGTACCTACTGAATCTACAAGTGAACCAATTGACGTAAAAGAAGGCTCGTCACCTTCACAAGAACCTGTAGTAGAAACTATTACAGAACAGGAACCACCAGTTATCTCGCAAGAGACACCAATTGATGGCGCACCTGTGAGAGCTGTTGACGAACCAGACTGGAAATTCAATTATCGAATCGAAATCTGGGAAAAACAACAAGCACTCAAAAACGCCTCATCTGAATCTGAGCGTAAAGAGATTAAGTCAGAAATGACCTCTATACGTAAAGATATGGCTAATCGTGCTCGTGTGGAAACAGACGAATACGACGAACCATCTACTCAACAAAATATTTCAGAATTAGTTCAACAGGAATTAAACCGACGAGAACAAATACAGTCTATTGACAAAGCGGAAGCTGATTTCCTTAAAAGACACCCAGAAGTTAAGAACCCACTCGTTTACGATGAGTTCATTAATTTCGTTGGAGAGAATTTTATTCTTTCAGGTAAATCTTATAATGGAATTACTGCTATCCTAGAAATGGCTCACGAAACGTTATTCCCTAAGAATATTCAAAAGAAGATTCTGGAATCTAAAAAAGTTGAAGAGAAGATGAATGCGGTTGACTTTTCTGGTTCTACCGCATCAGACGATGTACCAAATGAAAAAGTTGAACAGAAGCACCTTGTTGAGGATATCAAAAAGACTTCAGGAAACGATTTTGGATGGGCAATCGACTAATCATGCATTTATTATACTCTTAACAAATTAAACTATGGCATTTACACTCGTAACAGCAGCACATACACGATTTGGAAAGGAACAAGCTAAATCTACTTCACAAGCTATCCTAGACGGACAAGTTTTGGGATATGATGTAACTAACGGTAATGTTATTCCTTTGGATAACACAGCTACTTTTGACGAAGCACTTTTCGTTTCAACAGAAGCTATTACTGCTGGTGCAGCTCTAGCTAAAGTTCACACTTTCAAAATCGGTGAAAATCAGCAATTCATTGCAGATACAGTAAACAACTCAAACTCAGCACATAACGGACAACGAATGATTCTTGGAACTACTGGAGTAACTGTGAACAACACAGGTACAGATTCAGCAGTCGGAGTAGTTCGACAGGTCGGCGTTATTGGAGCGGCTTCTAACAAACAAATCGTTTGCGAATTCGTAACAAAAGAATAACCTTAACTATATTATATTATGATTTACTCTAACGGACTTCTTACCGACTTTAGTCGAATTCTTGACAACCGCGTTAAGAACATCGCTCCTAAAGTTGGTGCAGAACTAACATCTGAATACACAAAGTACATGTTCAAACGTACAAACGCTGAACGTGTAACTACTGATATCGGAATCACAGGTCTTGGAATGGCTAACTTCGTAGCAGACGCTGAAATCTCAGCTGCTGATGCACCTATCCAAGGTTTTGAAAAAAATTACGTACAGCAACACCTTACTCACAAAGTAAAAGTGTCATTCCAAACAATGCACTTCTTGGTTAAAATGAAAGATAAAGCTAAACTTGATAGTGAAGTTGAATCTAAAGTTATGGACCTACAACGAGCATTGGAATCTGCTAAAGAATACTACGCTCAAAACTTCTTGGCGCAAGGATTCAACGCATCTTGGAACTTTACACCTATCTCAGGAGTTTCAGCTACAATTACTACAGTTGACGCAACTACTGCTGACGGTGTAGAATTCTGGTCACAAGCTCACTTACGAGAAGATGGAGGACCAAACTGGACTAACGTTATCGTTGACGGTGCTACACCATCTCCAGTATTCGCTATGTCATCTCTTGAAGCAGCTCACCAATTGCACGCAATCAAAAAAGACGGACGTGGACTACCTTTAGGTTCTACACTTACATCTTTGATTGTAGTAAAAGGTTCAGCTACTGAACAAGTTGCTAAACGAATCAAAGGAACAATCGACTCTGGATACTACCCAGGAACATTCCGAGATACACCTTCAGTACCTTCATTTGAAATCATTTCATTGAAAAACTACGGAGGAAACGCTATGGGACCTCTACAATGGGGAATGCTTGACAATACCATGATTAATAAAAATTATGGTCCTCAATACATTGAATCTCTTCCAAACACTGTAGCTCCTACAATGATTGACCCAGAGAACAAAGACACAATTATGCAAGCTGACACTATCTTCCAAATGGGAGCTACTGATATGCGAACATTTATGTGGAGTAATGGCGATTCGACAACAGTCAAGACTATTACTCCATCACCACAACTGTTTAATCTCTCTTACTTGCACTTCTATATGGAGTGCGGTATAAGGAAGATTTAATCTAATCCTTGTTGAATTATTAATTATTATCAAATTACTTTATGTACGAAACCGAACCAAGAATCAGTTCAGACCAACGTGATGAACTTGCAAGAGAAGTTAGCTTCTTGAAAAAACGAATAGATGGATTGAAACTAGATGTTACTAATCTATCAGAGAGTAAAACACTTCTTGAAGCTGAGCTTCTTGAAAAACGTGTATTAATTAAAGAGATTGAGGAAACAGAAATTGAAAACTTGAGAAAATTGATGAAAGTAATTAAAAATGTAATTAATGAATAACTATGGAATTATTAGAATTTATAAACACCTACTGGACGGTCGTAACTGGTATAATATCGGTTGTCGGAGTATTCTTCTATATGCAGTTTAAACAATCAGATTTTGATGTAAGAATGAAAGAACAGAAAGAGATTCATGATGAAAAATTTTCTGATGTAAATGCTCGTATATCTGTCAACGAAGTAAAAATTGAAAATTTGAAAGATAAACTCCAAGAAACAATTAGTATTATTCAACAAGACCTTAGAGAAATAAAGACAATACTTAAACAGAATAACAAATAAAACACTATGGATATTCAACTGCAAATTAAACACAATATTGGAAACACAATCGTAGTACCTAACTCATTGAAGTTATTTGCAAAGACATATTTTTCTAATAACATAGGTGCGGGTGTAACGACACTACCAGTAGATAACACTGCTGATTTTTCTGCTGCACAATTGGGATTACTAGAAAATATTGGAGCTGAGAATGCGGAATTTGTTACCATCTCTGCTGTACCTAGTGCTACATCATTAACTGTTTCAACTACACTATTCCCACACAATCGTGGTGGTGCTATGTTCCTTGCAGAATATAACCAAATTGTTGTAGAGAAAGCTGCTACCGTTGATGGTGTTTATTCAGTGTTTGGTACATTTGGAATCCAGGCTACACAACAATTTACAACACTCGTAGATGCAACTGGATTACGAACAGCTTACTATAAAATTAAACTTAAGAACTCTGTAACAGGTAATGAATCTGATTACACAACACCTGCCTCTGCTTCTGGTTTTGACCCAGATTCTGTTGCTTCATCATTTGACCAAATCAAAAAAATGTTTGGTATCTCAGACGCTGACCAAATCATCACTACAGACTTCTTATTGTCTGCCCTTAACGAAGCACGTAACTTTACTAACGATATGATGGCTAACTTTAAGCAATCATGGCGTGAAGTATTTGAAAAACCAATTCCACTTATCGTAGGTAGAAACTATATTGATTTACCTGATAACTATGACTATCAATATACTAACGGTAAATTACTTTCAGTTCGATTCCCTCGTATTAATGGACTATCACCATATCCATTAAACTATGTTGATAAACGTGAGTGGAACTCTATTGCATACAGTCTTAAATATTCTTACTCAGTTGGAGTAACGCTAAACGGTGCGACTTCAATTATTGTTGAGAATGCTGGGGACTTCCAAACAAATGGAACTATCTTTATCTCTGCTAACACTGTTACAGAAGAAATGCTTCAGGTTACATATACAGGTGTTGATTTGTCTACAAACACACTAACTGGATGTACTGGAATTACTCGAGATATTCCTACAAATACACAAATCTTTGCATTCCCAACGTTTGCACAGGCTTCATACTACACAGTATGGTTTGATGAAACAACACAAAAAGGACGTGTAGTATTTAACCGACCAATACCACGAATGATGAAGGGTCGTAACGTATACATTGACTACTACAAGAAAATGACAGCTATTGACGATATTAACGTAGTTCTAGCTGAACCATACGCACATATCTACCAATACTACATTAAGTATGCAATCAAATATAGAAGAAATAACGACACAAAGTTTGAAACTGACCCAGACGGAAAGAGATTTATAGAACTAATGAAACAATGGATTGATAATCACTACATTGGACAACTACCTAAAATAATTACACGATAACATATGAATCCAACCAGCCCAAACGAAACATCAGCCTTGATACCAAATCCAACAGAAGGAATGATACGTTCTGCCGCTGTCGAGGATTATGTATCGGATGAAGCGTCAGTACAAGAGTCTCTTAATATGCACTTCGACCGCATTGGAGCTACTACTGTACGACCAGGAGTCACAGCCTATACAGCTGCGGCTCTTTCGGCGTTTGCGACTGGTTATCATCAATGGACACAGGCTGGAACATCTAACAGACTATTAATTGCACAAGATGGATTAGCTATTAAGAAACTATCGGGAGGTTCATGGTCTACTATTCATACTAACGTAGTTGCTGGACGTGTACGAAGTTCTCAGATGAACAACACAACCTTCTTCGTTAACGGTAACGCTGGAGACAACCCGGCTTCATATGATGGTACAACCTATACATCAGGTGTTGCATCTTTACCAAAGGGTGACTATATTAACTCAGGATTTGAGAAACGAGTTTGGGTAGGTAATAAGGCATCGGGTAAAGTATTCTATACAGACCAAATTCCCTTCGGAGACCCGGTTACTGGTGGAGCAGAATTTATCTACTTCAACGCAGAGAACGGACAAGCTATGACTGGACTATTCCAAGCGCAGAAAGCATTACTTGTTTTCTATCCAGATAACATCTTCCGTATTTACGGAGCTACATCATCAGACCCATATCCAGCATATTTCGTTGGAACATACTCACAGGAGAGTATTGTAAAAGGAAAAGACGGATTATATTTCCATCACTCATCAGGATTCTATAAGTTCCAATACGATGGACAGCCACAAGAAATTTCTCGTAAGGTAATTGACTTCGTTCAAGCTATTCCACGCTCTGCATACGATAACGTATTCGGATGGACAGATGAAGACCATGTTTACTGGCACGTAGGTAACCTAACAGTAGATGGTATTCCATATAAGAACGTAGTATTTAGATACACAATCTCATCACAAATGTGGACTATCTATTCTTACTTCTCAAAAGAATCATCAACTAAAACATTGACAGCTGCATTTATCTACGATGATGGTTCAAACTTAACTAGAATAGTTGGTGTCAATGATGGTACAACTGCGATAATTAACTCAGGTACGACAGACTTAGGAGACCCAATATTCTACAACAACATCTCTCGTTGGATGAGTATGACAAAAGCACAATCACGATATCAGAACCTTAAGTCAATTGCCGTAACACATATAAACGGTGCTGGTGCAATACTTGAAGCACAGGTAGATAAAGACATTGAAGATAAATGGACATTCATTGGAGACTATGACGAAAAATATGTAACACTATTCCAATCAGTTAACACCAACCTAAATGCTTTCAACAGAGTTCGATTCAGAACACGTGGAACATCAACAGGAACAAGTCCAATATTTGGAACAATGGAAATAATCAACTACGAAGACCTCGGAGCATTCTACAACTAATATGAAAACATCTGACCTAAAACTTGATAGATATCTTTACCGAAAAAGTAATACGACATCTGCATATGAACAATTTGATGACGATAAGTTAACAAATGCGATTGAGGCAAATACCAACAGACCAGCAACAGCTGTAGCTCCAGGTACTGTAATACAATCAACAATCTTTCAATCATCTGGTTCTAATGACCGTGTAGAAATATTACCAAACGATACACTTGTTGTTTATAGAGACGGAGTACCAGTTGTATTAATTGACCAAGATGGAATATCAACAACTCGTACAATTGTAAACAAGGGATATCCACAACCTGTAATTATCGGTGCTGGATTCGTAAATGCAGCTGGAACAGCTGGTACAGTATTCCCATCTGGTTGGACAGTAACAAATATAGGTACTGGTCAATATAGAATTACACACAACTTAGGTACTACAGACTACGCAGTAACGCTGACACCACTTGCTGGTACCACACGAGAATTCTCAGTACAGGTACAAGATATCAACTTCTTTGAGACACGGTTTTATAACAACGCAACAACTTCACTAACAGATACAGACCACTCATTCTTACTCTTTACAAATCCGTAATAATGTGGTATACTAACTTTAATTATGTCAACAACACAACAACAATTAGCCCTACTAAAACAAGGCTCAAAAGGAAACGATGTGTCTGCTATTCAGCAGGCTCTTAAAGGTTACGGATTCTACGGTGGAGTAGTTGATGGTTTATTTGGACCAAAGACAGCTGAAGCTGTTAAGAACTTCCAAAACATGACTGGTATCAAGGTAGACTCAATCGTAGGACCACAAACTCGAGGTAAGATAGACCAATGGGGACAAGAACCTCATAACGTTGTACTAAACGACCCAATTGTAAAAGACCTTGCTAAGAATGACCCAGTTGTAGCACGAACACTACAAGCTGCTCAAAATGGTGGTAACCAGGCAAGTCTACTTGCTGGTGTACACTCATTATCAAATAAAGGATACTACTTCGGACCAGATACATGGATTAGTGAAGAAAACATGAAACCTTTCTTCGATATTGCAAAGAAAGAACTAGACCCACAATTCAATGAATCACTTAACTATTACAAAGCAGATTTTTTAGCTGGACTTAATAAAGAAAAAGCTGATTATCAAGATGCTTTACAAAATACACAAGATAAAATATTTAACGATAAATTAGACTTAGACTTAGGTCAAGCACAAACAAATAATATTGACTCTAGTTTAGGAAATAAACAAAGAGACATGTTCCAAGACCAAGGTAATCGAACACTATCAGGACTTGAAAGAAATACTTCTTATAAGCTATCTGACTTAGCTCGAAACTATGAAAACCAATTAGGTACAAATGATGTTAACCAGTTTGATTTTGGAATCTTAAAACCTGGAAGTGTAAGTAATAACGGTAAATATGTAAGTGGAGGGGGTACAAAGAGTGCATATAACCCAATGGGTAATATGCAAGGTACATTACGTCAAAAATACGCATCTCAAGTCGAACAATACGGTAAACAGAAAGCAGGAACTCAATTTGGATTCCCTGTACAATAATATGTCATTAAAAGATAAACTCAAAAATGCAATAGACGGTGCAGCAAATCAAGCCTTCTTCGGTGCAACCCTAGGTATACCTTATGATTTGGCTCCTGGTATCCGAAAGTTACGAAACTTTGTACAAACAAGACAACTACCAAACAATGGTGGTTCTTACCAGTCTCCAACAGTTGGTCCAGCTCCTACAGAAAAACCAAAAGACTTTACTGGTCTTTACGGAACAAATCAAAACTATGAAGGACCTGGTGGATTTAACTATGCTAAACCGCAAATTGAACAACCTTCTTTACAAGATGAACCAACAGGGGTTGACACACCAACAACAGACCTACAATATACAATGGATAAGATTAATGAAACTATTGGTACACAAGATGCAGCCACATTATTCTCACTACGACAACGACTAGCACGAGACCAAGGCTTAGCAGCAGTTGGACAACTACCAACAGATACAGCAGCTGACCCAGTTTTCGATGGTCTAGGTATAACAGATGGAGCACCACGTTACGACTTTGCACAACGTCAAGCTGTTAATAAAGCTACTGCAGATATATATGAACCACAAATCAACGCACTTGATGATTTGATTAAGGCACAGAAAGATACTGATAGTGGCTCTGAACTAAGTTCATCAATGCTTTCAAAAGTTCAAACAATGTCTAACTCATTTGATAAACTTGGAGTTGTTAAAAACTTTAACGCAATATCAGAAGCAAAACAATTCGTTGACTCACTAGGAAACACAACAACAAACCCATCTGATGACCAAGGTCTTATCTATGCGTTTGCTAAAACGATGGACCCAGACTCAGCGGTTCGTGAAGGTGAATATGCTACAGCTCAGAAATATTCACAATCAATGATTAACTCATTTGGTAAAAGTGTTTCTCAGGCATTGAAAGGAACAGGTTTCCTTACACCAGAGGCTCGTGAGAACATGAAGAAGACAATCAACTCTAAGTATAAAGCAAACAAAAGTATTTATGATAATACATACAACGAGTATGCTAGAAAAATAAACAATATAACTGGTAGAAATGATGGTAGTGATTACTTAACTAACTACTCTGGATATTCTAACATCAGTGATACTGAAGAAACATTTGAAGCAAACGGTGCTACTTGGAGATTAAATCCAGATGGCTCTGCTACAGAGGTTTTAGGTAAAGTTGGTGGCGGCACAAAACAAGCCACAAATAGACCACAGAGAAACAATAATCCATTAAACATAAAAGCTAGTAATACTACTATAAAATACCCAGGAGTTGCAGGACTTGATAAAAAACCAGCATCAGATGGAGGACAGTTTCTAGTATTCAAATCTCCACAGGATGGATTTAATGCAGCCAAAACACTTATTCAGTCTGGTGGATATAAAAATCTAACAGTTGACCAAGCATTGCGACGATGGAGTAACAGTGGATATGGTGGAGAAATCGTACCAGGTCTTCGTGGTAAACCAGTCAATAGACTAACACCACAAGAGCTTGATACACTAATTAAAACAATGGCTCATAGAGAAGGATATTTTGCATAAATAAAAACATAACTATATAATTATGGCAACACCAAGAACAATGACACCTGAAGAAGTACAAGCACTACGTAATGGTAGTGGTGTTTCTGGTGTCCCAAGAACATTAACTCCAGAACAGGTTGCTCAGGCACAAGGTAAGCCATATACACCAGCTCTTAAAACAGATACACAGTTTGTTAATCAGGCTGACCAAGATATGTATCAGCAAAAACAGGCAAAATATGATGCAATAAACCAACAAGCACGACAAGATAGAGAAAGTGGTAACGCATATCAAGATATTGGTACTGCTGCATCACGTGGTTTAGAAGGGCGTGTCGCTGAAACAGGAACAGGTTTGCGTAGATTATTTGCAAAAGCAACTAACAGATTAGGGTTCTCAGATAGTCTAGACCCTAATAGTCCTGACTATAATCCTATCTTAGATAGAAAGTCAGCTACATCACAGCTTGCAAAAGAGCAATACTTTAAAGTACCAAAAGGTACCCCTGGTAAAGCTTGGGCAACTGCATATGATGTTACATCTATGGCAGCACCTAGTGCAGCGGCAAGTCTATTACCAAAGGCGTCAGCATTATCAACTGGATTAGGTATGTTATCTGGTGATACAAAGGCTGGTCAAGCGCTTGTAAAAGGAATGAGTGGTGTTGATGTTGCAGAGATGGCTGGATTTGGAGGTAAACTTGCAAGAACGGCCACATCTCTAGCATCTAACTTAACAGGTGGTTTGGCTCAAACAGGTATCAGAGAGGGTGGATTAGATGGAAAAGATTTTGGTGACGTACTAAAGGTTCATTAATATCACATGGATTATTCGATACACTTCCTGGATTATACAGTGGTGCTAGAAAGTTCTTTAAGCCATCACTATGGGCAAAAGAAGTAATGGATGAAGTTGTTGCAAAATATGACGGTTCTCTAGAAAGGGCATTACAGGAAAGTCCTAGATTACGTGAGGTTATGGAAAAATCTAGTGACTTTATAAATCAATCTACAACAGAAGGGTTTAAGAAATCTAACTTCTCTAAAACGGAGTTTGGACAAAAGGCACAGGCAGCAGCTAACTTACACATTACTACAAACCTATTGTCTGACCTGAAAACTAAATATGGAGGAAAGACTGACTCAGCAACTGCCTATCAAGCAAATCAAGACTACTTGGGCGTGTTATCAAAAATTAGAGATAAGGTTATATCAATGATATCGAGAGCTGTACCCAAGTCAGAAATGACACACTATAGAGATATAATGGATGAGGCATATGATATGTCTTACAAGAAAGGTGATAGGCCAGCAGCTGCTCTTAGGGCAAAAGAGATATTACAGGATATATTAGATAGAAAAGCAAGAGCAAACGGTATTGAGATTATTGCGGATAAAAGATACATGAAAATGAACGATCTTTGTGTTATTCATGGTCATGAGTATGTAGGCGGCATTTCTGCACCTGTAAACCCTGCCAGGGGATTATTCTTAAAAGGTAAAGTAAGCTGCATACAAGGGCATAACCATCAGACAAGTGAGCATACTGAGCCAACAATGACAGGTAAAATGGTAACTACATGGTCATTGGGTTGCATGAGTGAATTACATCCTGCATACATGCCATTGAATAAATGGAACCACGGCTTTGCAGTTGTTGATTTGGATGATAACGGATTGGATTTTGAAGTAAGAAACAAGCGTGTTTTAAAAGGTAAAGTTTTATGATCGAAAAGCAGATACGGGAATTATTAAAGCAGTTACATACATCGGATGCCATTGCTTTAATCGAAAGAATAGGCAAAGATTTAAGGCGTAAAAATAGCATCAGATTAAGCAAGGGAGGCATAAAGAATGTTATTGATGCTGAACGTCCGGACTTAATTAAACTTAAAGAAAATGGATGATTTAACAACGGCTGCACCGGATGAACAACCGGAAGAAGTAGAAGCTGAATTTGAGATAACAACCCGTTCAGAATATGTGGCGTGTGCAACCAATGCGCTGCAATCTATTGACGGCATTGATGAAATGATACTATCCGATGCCGGGCGGAAAAGGATTAAACGTATCAGGTTTAAATCACTACGAATTATTGATGAAATTATAAATGAAATGTATGATGAAATATTTGATGATTCTACTGATGCCGATTTGCCTCAGTAGCTGCTATAACAGCCAAAAGGCTTTGGATAAGTTGGAACGGAAAGATCCGCTTAAATTGGCTGAATATTGCAAAAAGGAATTGCCCTGTACCGGTATTGATACGGTGGTAAAAAGTGATACCCTTTATGAGTTTTTGGAATTGATTTGCCCGGAGAATACTGAAAACGTGCAGAAAGATACTTTCTATTTGACAAAAACTGTCAAATTACCCGGACAAACCCGGACTATTGCAATACCTGCCAAAACCAAAACAATTACCGTAAAAGTATTGGATAGTGCTTCATTGAGAATTGCAGCCTTAAGGATTGACGAACTAAAGAAATACGGCGATAAGTACGAGGGAAAGTGGCAAAGCCTTAGAACAGCCTTATTATGGCTTATAATCGCTTTGGCGGTTTCTATAATTGGAAACGTAATTTTACTGAAATGGAAATAAAACTTGAAAGAAAGATATTAACACCTGATTATACTGAGGGCAACCTGTACATTGACGGCAAATGGTTCTGCCATGTTGTAGAAGATACGGTGAGGGCGCAACCTGGCGAATGGTCAGCTTCAAAGAAAGTTTACGGAAAAACGGCAATACCTTACGGACGCTACCCTGTTTTGGTTACATGGTCAAACCGTTTTAAAAGGCAATTAACAGGGATATTCAATGTACCCGATTTCGAGGGGATCAGAATACACAACGGAACAAGTGCGCAAAGTTCAGCAGGTTGCCCGATAATCAGTTATAAGAACGTAGGAAACGGTACTTTAGTAAATGAAAAAACAGCCATGAACGATTTATGCAAAATGGTTCAGGCTGCACAAAAGACAGGGAAAGTTTTTATTGAAGTGGTTTAGGTTTTCGGGAGTTGCGGCAATCCGGGTGTTATACGCAAGCACTACATTTCGTTTCCAAAGAGAGTTTGCGGTTCAAAATTTTTATTAAAATCTGCCACCCTCTTTAAAATAATATCGTAATACTTTTGTTCTTTTTCCATTACTATAAATTGTCGTTTTGTATTTAAACAAGCTATTGCAGTTGTTCCGCTTCCTGCTGTGTTATCTAATACCAAATCATTTTCATTTGTGTATGTTTTTAAAAGCCATTCAAACAATTTCTCAGGTTTTTGCGTTGGATGTCCTAAATACTCTTTTGATATTGGTCTAATTGAGTTTACTTCAACAATAGATGATGGATTTTTTTCTGTTTCACTATACCTATTTGCTTCTATGTTTTTATATGCTATACTTTGTTGATTTCCAGACATAGTATTTGAAACATTAAAAACACCACCATTTTTAATCATACTTTTCACCGTTTTGTCAGTTCTCTCAATCATTTGCTTATTGTATGTTGGTTGTTTTTTGAAAAATACACAAATATTTTCGTGATATTTCATCGGTCTTTTATTTGCCTGTCCCATTCCAGTAGGATTTGATTTCTTCCATATCAACTCATATTTAAACAATTCAATATTGCTCATTACTAAAGCACTTGTAAAAGGTTGCGAAGCTGTTAATACTATTGCACCATTAGGTTTTACAATTCTTTCGTATTGTTCCCATAGCTTATTAAATGGTATAATAGTATCCCATTTACAAGCCGTTGTTCCATAAGGTAAATCACAAAGTATCATATCAATACTTCCGTTTGGTATATCCTTCATAAGTTCCAAACAATCACCTAATAATATTTCTTTTTTGCCCTCGCTCATTTTAATAAAAATTTTGTTTCGTGTTTCAATTTAAGTTTATCGTTTAATCAACCGTGCCAGCGTATAACACGGGTTTGGCAAAAGTGGGCAGAAACATTCTGCTAAAATTGAGCATCCTACAAGCCCACCTTCGCCAAGCCCGAAAACGTTAGCGGTAATGCTAAAAACCGCATCGCTGACAGGCAATCTCATAATATTTAGGCTCTTTTTCAATTCCGATAAATTTACGGTTAAGATTTTTAGAGGCAACTAATGTACTCCCACTACCCATTGTAAAATCTAAAACCGTTTCAGATTCATTAGTGTATGTTTTAATCAGATATTCCATAAGTTCAATTGGTTTTTGTGTTGGGTGTTGTTTGCCATTTTGGCTTGCATTTGATATATTTATCAAGTTTTTAGGATAGTATTCATCATTGTAACTAATAGTAGGCTTTAATCCGTAATTATCACTACTACTGTATCCGCCTTTTTTTCTCATTTTGCCATTAGTCATTTGTGGGTAATAATTAACTTTATTTAATCCAAATACTAAAATATCCTCACAAATTGCAAATGGTCTTATTTTAGCAGTAGCAAAGCCAGCACTATTGTTTTTGTTCCATACCCATTGGTGTCTGTAATTTTTAGCATTACTCATTACCAAAGCGCTTGTAAAAGGTTGCGAGCAGTGCAACACAATAGCTCCATTAGGTTTTATTATCCTATTTAATTGTTCCCACATTTTATCAAAAGGTATAATGCTGTCCCATTTACAAGCGGTTGTTCCGTATGGTGGGTCTGTAATTATACAATCAATACTGTTATCAGGTATCAAAGGCATAATATCCAAGCAATCGCCTTGAAATAAAGCACTACCGCTAACATCGGCTATATGCAATAGCGGGTTCGGGCCT